GTCCAAAGTATCAGCGGCTTTTTTACAGAGTTCATACACAGAATCCCAAGTGTTTTTCCACATCTCCGGAGCCTGATCTCTTAGGCTAAGTGCGAAAGCTTGTACATCAAAATCCTTGTCATACTCCTCTGACACAATGAAGAAGTTTTTGTCTCTGTTATAGATCACATCTTCGCGCCGCCGTTGTCCTACAAACAGAAGACGATCTCCAAACAGTTTCGCCTCATCGGCATCACTAGAACCCGCCAAGTCGAAACCAACATCATCCCCAGCGATGCGCCATGTTTGTGAACTATCGTTCTGAACCAACTCGTTGAAATCATTTTCTTCTTGCGTTAGTTTTGTTTGTAGCTTTTTCAACGAAGCCCGTAGCACCTGCTGACCACTGACATACTTGAGGTCTCTCTGTCGACCCTCCTCACTTTCATGTTCGAATGAAGCATTCAAATTGCTGAGATCGTCCGATGCCTTAGCACACTGATTTTTGGTTTGCCGCAACGCCGCCGATTTCTTTGTTAGGCGCTGTTGGGTCGCAATAGCCTGCGCCAGATCTGATCGATTGGCGTTGATGATCTTGAAGGGTGTAAAGTTCCCTTGGACCAGATTGGTTGATTTCTGTACATCTAAAAGACTATGGAAATAGTCTTTGCCGCTGTTTAATGTCGTATCAAGCGAGAAAGCTCCAGCATTCAGTGCGCTCTGGATAAAAGTCGCAGGATTGTGCGGATATCCAGTCACAAGCGTACTGATGATGTTTGCAATGTCCATGTTAGCCATTGCCGTATTAGCCGCAAAGAATCCAATATCGCGTCGCAACTGGCGCTCATTTGTTTTAGTTTTGTCTAGCGGATCAGTTGTGGACATATCATATGTCATGGTCACAACGCCCTCTTTCCAACGATACTTTAGACCAGGGGGTATATCGAAAATGGGTATAATAGCCCCACCGACAACTTGAATATCTTGTCGGAGTTGGTTTATCTCCGTGGTCTGCCGTCCAGTATATATGCCACTGGTGGCAAATATGCCCTTGCTGATCAGTTTTGCGTTAGTGTCAGACAACACAGGTCGCCCAGTTGGCAAACTAGTCGCCGGATCTGTTTCGAACTTGAATGGCGTCAGTGGATCATAGATAATACCTTCCGACTGCTGGAGCGCTGGCTGCTGGTTGTATCTTGAAAGGCGTAGCCATTCCATATTGGAGGCAGCCGATACTGATACTTCATATTTGCCGCCTTCAGCGTTATATGAGCCTGTGGCCTCAGTAATCAGACCACCAAACACATGTATGCCGGCAGCGCCAGCTATTGTGTAGAGCTTCGTAAAATCTTCTAGTTTAAGCCACTTTCCACTATGCTCCCAAGCAACTTTCAACAGCGGCGCATCAATCTGCCAAGTCTCTTGTAGTCCTAGGGCTTGTCCAATGGCTCCGACCAAATCCGTATTCCCAGTAGTCGTTACGTCTGAAGCTTCTCCAGAGCGCCGCAAACCGCCATCTATGAATACATGAACAGAATCCATGGGCTGTACTACTAGCTTGCCCATGTAGAATTTACGCATCATGGTCCTAGCATAACGCATAGATGCTTTCATAGTAGCATCTTTCCCGCTGACGCTCAAACCATCTAGTAGGCTACGCCGTGTAGCCATAGAGTATGAGTCTAGACCATTCAATATGCGTTTGACCAGACTTTTCTCGCCACTGCTGAGCGAATGCGGTTCTGGGATGAGGTCTAAACTGTTTGCTGTTAAAGTCATACCGATGGCATCGACCGTCGCAGTAACGCCTTGTCCAGATACGCTAACAGTAAACGATATGGCACTTTTCCTAGCCGCTTGGCGGCTCTTGGCAAGTTGGGCATCAGCTGTTTGCGCATTCGCCAAAGCGAGCCCGGCTGCTTTGTCCAGAACGTTTACCAGATTGGACAGAGCCGTGTCGCGCACCGCCATCTCAATGTCGTGCTCAGAGATTCGCAGGATGTTGTATGGGTTCTCAAGAGTAAAGCTACAGGTTCCGTTTCCATCTATCGCAAGGTTTGTATTTAGCGTAGCCACAAGGGTGATCTCGAAAACGCCGCTTCCTGTGCCCAGTTTCGGATCAACCGGCATATCGGGGTCATAGAACCACGTGGTTGTGTCGACCGGCTGTCGATCTTTAATAGCCCTTTCAAGATTGCGCATTGAGGTGAAGAAACCCGTCTGAGAATCCGCACCACCTGTTTTTAGTTCCGTAGACGCCTGCGCATCACTCACCTGAGCTGCGAAGCCGCTAAGCAGCGCACCAATAGCCAACCCAGCACTCGTGCTTGTCTCAGCAAGTCGCTTAATCTTAGCGAGGCGTTCGTAGTCGGCGATTTCCGCACACTTCCTAGCGAAAAGTCGTTTCGTGGCGCGGAACAACCATTGCTCATCATCATCCATTAAGGTTGGGTCATACAGATGGTTCAGGGATGCGAAGGCGCGTTTTTTTACCAGCACGCTCAGGTTTGGCGTCTGGTTCGACACTCGCATGATGGAAGCGTCTTCCAAAGGAGATACTAAACCGCCCGAAGGGGATCCGCCCCCGGGGATAACCGTCCTTCCGCTTCCTACGAAACTCTTGTCGAATATCTCTTGATTATTGCCATAAAGACGATTAAGCACACCACCTACCGCATCCTGAATGTCACTGAGGTAAGCACTTCCGCCTCGCGAGGTTCTACTCGGCGCATTGAACAAATCTGGCTGCCCAACGGCTGAGCCGAATTCGCGCAACAGCGAACCAAAACCATCGCCCGTAGAAACGTCAGTTTGTGCGGACGAGATGATGATTGTCATCTATTCCTCTCCCTTGAAGGTGAGCGGTGTGTTCTCGTAGTCAGAACGTCTGTAGTTGCCAGACCTGCCAGTTGCCGCATCTGTATCGGCGGGATTTCGGTGCCAAGGCATAAAGTTTGTCCTAACGCCACGTCTATCGGTCGCTTGAAACGTCATTCTGTAGGTAAATACACCAACGCCCTGCTGGACACTTTCTTCCACCGAGAAGTCCATAAAAAAGCCTTTGAAAACCAACCCTTGGAAATACATCTCTACTGAAAGGGCTAGCGATCCAAGTGTTGGAAGCAATGGTGGGTTTGCGCCTGAACTGAACAGACCAGCAATTACGCTCCCAACAGCTTTGCCTGGGTTAGATGCCATGCTTTTTACTGCGCCAGCTACACTACTTACTGAAAAGCTGCCAAGCCGATCCGTAAGTGACTTTGCAACTTTCTCAAACGCTTTTTGTTCGGCGCGGTACACATTGCGCAGAATATCGATGCCCTCGATACCAGATGCGCCGGTTGAACCGCTGATGCTAATGGTCGGAAGCTCTTCGCCCCAGTATTGGACGATATAGCCGCCTTTTGTTCTGCGCTTGGAGATGATCTTCCTTTCCTGAATGCTCATCTGCTGTGGGTTTATGTACATGTCCACATAGCCGAGATCGGGAACTTTCCAGCGCAGAAGCTGGCGCTGTCGAACGCCGTTTGGCATCTGGGGATTGTTAGCAATAATAACAGGTTGCTGCGGATCGCCTTCGCGTAGGTTCCCCCTATCGCGCAATGGATCAGTTGCCGGATTTTCTGCCGGGTTAACTGTCGTTTGGCTGCCAATGGTGGTTTCGGCCATGCCGCTCCCTCCGTACTACTCGCCCCTTCCCTCTTGGGATAGGCGCTCAATCTTCTCGGCAAGTTTGTGATTACACTGCTCGCATATGACTTTCACCGTGATATTTTCTGGAACCAACGGTTCTGCTCGAACTTCAGCCTCTGCTTCCTGCTCAGCACCCCTTCCAGCCCTTCCGGCCCTACCAAACCTGCCACCACCCTCTTCGGCATTGGCGTCTGGTAGCTTTAACTCAGGTCTTCGGTGGAACATCGGTGACATAATATCAGTAGTTCGTGTGCGCCCTTGGGCTTGAGAATTGAACATGCTAAAAGCATCATCCCCCGTACCCCCAAATAGCGGCAAAGGTTGACGAGTTGCGGCAGGAAGTGCCCTAGCTATTCTCTGTTGGTCTCTACGCGCTGGGCGATTAACTTCAATAGGGGGTTCTCTTCCTATAGCTTTGCTAGCCAGCCAGCCTCTTTCTCTCTTTTCGGCACGAAGGCCTTTTGCGCCGCCAGTTAGATAGGTTTGTGTTTCTCTACCTATGCGCGGTGCGGCTCTCTTGGCTGCCCTTAAAGCTGCCCGACCAGCCGCAGGTACTGCCCTTGTGGCTCGACTGACATCGGATTCCCTCAACTGTGCGCCAACACCTCGTGCGCCAAGAGCATCACCAATTCTCGCGAGCTGGTCTCCAGCAGCTTTCTCTATACCAGATAATTCCCTCAAAAGAGAGTTGGTACGCCCGACCCCCATGGCAGTCTTTTCCATAGCCGTTGTGCTAGCACTTTGTGCCTTCTGACCATCCGACATCAGATCCTGCATACTCTTGCTAGCCGTAGCACTTGTCATTCCGCCTTTCTCTACACCCTGAAGTACTTCAAGAACGCGAGATTGTTGACCACTACCCTGAACGCCTAGCATCTGTCCGGCAAGCTGCCTCTGCATCTGAAACTGCATTTCCATGGCTGGATTCTGCGCTGCCTCTTGGAGGGTAATAATGCGACCGCCGCCGAGTTTGGAAATTGCTTGCTGGACGCGTTCTAGATTCTTTTCCATACCGCCCGGCTCGCGCATTTCCAGTTCCATCCGAAGTGCGCCACCAAGAGCGGAAGCTCCCTTGGCCATTCCGCTCATCTGTGCTACGAACGCCTGTGTGTTCAGGCTCATGCCAGCGATACCTTGCGATACAGTCTGTGTCAGTTGACCAACCTGAGCAACCGGCACATCTTTCAGGGCTGTTTTGAATGTGACCCAGACGTTCTGTGCTTCTGTGATCTTTGCCCCAAAGATAGCAAACGGAGAACTTGCGGCCTTGATTTGTTCCATGGCAATGTCAACTGACACGCCACCAGCTGCAGCGGCTGCCTTGAACTTGACAAAAGCCTCTGCCACTTTCGGCATTGCGCTCTCGCCAAACTCCCTAAATGACGTGTTGAGAAGAGTTGCTGCTCCGGCAGCATCTACACCAGCCCCGCGCGCGATAAGCAGATACTGAGCCATCTGCGTCATATTCTTGCCAGTACCCTCGGCTGCCGTGGTAACTGAATCCAGTGCGTCTGGCACCATGCGCGTGGCATTGATGAACTTCTGTTGTTCCTGACCAGAGATGAAAAACTGTGCAGCAGTCTTCTGAACAGCATCAATAACAAGGTCTCCCTTTCCCTTTATGTCTCCCATGGACTTGCCAAGACCCAAGTAGCCGACATTCACTAGGTCTTGCGCCTCGGCGTTTTTGCGGAAAACTTCGTTCAAAGTGGCCATCGTGGAGCCGAATATGCCAACCATATCTTTGGCTTCGGAGAAAGGCTGTAACAACGCCCGTCCAGTCTTGGTTCCAAGCAACGCGCCAGCCGCACCAGCACCAAGTAGTGATTCTGTCAACCCCTTTAGAGACCCACTAAGCCCCGCGCCCTCTATGGTTGTGTTCCTGAAATGCTTTTCCATGGTTGCCAAATCACTCTTTGCCGAGGCCATGGTAAACACAACGCCGTCTATGCCTTCCTTGAGCTTATTGTAAGCCTTGGTAGCTTGTTCAATGGCTTCTTTTTTGTCTTTCCAAGCTTTCGTACCCTCCTTTAGGTTGCCGAGTTCTGCGGCCATATTCTTAATTGCCTGGTCAGCTTCCTTGATCTGTTCGACAGCCTGCGACAGATCCATAGTCTTGATGTTCTGCATCAACTCTTTGATGCGAGTCAAAACATCAACATTAACTAAGGTGGGATCATCAGCCATCGATTAACTCCTAATTGGAACAAACCTTACTTCGTCCAACTCCGCATCTAGATATGCTCTCGCGTCTACATCCTCGCGCATTCTTGGTCGCTTGGGTTTCTCCGCATTTGTAAACGGAAGGGTAAGCACTCCATCTTTCTTTTCTGGTATCCTAAACTTCCTACCAAAGGTCTCTTCAACCTGCTTGGCAAAGTCTTTGTCGCTGACGACGATAGCCTTCTCGCGCGCCCGGCGCACTTGGTCGACACCCTCTGGGTTCCAGAAGCTGGCATTGTACTCAGCAATGTCACGAAGCAGTTCAAACTGATCCTTATCGTCCTCCGCGAATTGCGCAGAATACCAAAGCCATTGCGACGCACTCATCTTGTCGAAAAGGGGGTCGTCGACAGGCTTCCGGAAGACCTTACAGATCCGCCAGCGCAGCCGAGCCCACGGACCCCCTGCTAGTTTTTTACCTGCTCCGGCTCAACCTTTTGCTTGCTGCGCTTGAGCAATTCCTCGTAGAACGCATAAAGCCTATCGACTACTTGCCCTTGCATTTTGCGCACGATGGCAAGCTTGGCTTCAAAAGCTCCGGGTTGTGGCGGCGCATCGGCTGGGTAGAGATACTCGAAAGGCTTTCCGTTGAGGGTCTCTACAGCCATTGCTACAACTGTGCGGCGAAGCTCCATAAAGCTCCCTGCGTCCTCCGAGACCACGGCGAACTTCTTGAAAATGGTCTCCTGTGCCTCGTCAGCCAAAGTGGACATTTGGAACTTTCGACCGTCGATCTCGACAGTGTCGGTAATCTTGCCACACTCGATGAGCGACCGAAGGTCGTCAACAGCCATAAGTGGCTCCTCAACGAGCTCTTCTGGAACTTGTTGAGATTGGACCGCCTGTGGCGGACGCTGGACAGAAGCTTCCGACCGCTCGGCGCGGCCAACGCTCCCGAACACTGGATGAGTAAATTCTGGCATTGTTGTACCCCTTTCTGACTCCCATTAGGGAATAAAGCCGTTTTGGCCGGGTTGTGGCGGGGAGGGAATCTTCCATTGTCCGCCTTTGGGAAGGATACGGCGGGCCATGACGGCCCGCCAGGTTAGTATTCTTACGAACTGAAAGCTGCGGTAATTAATCCAGGTGCATCCAAAGTTCCCCGGCGACCACCTATATCGGCATCGCGTTCAATCTGCTCGATCTGCGGCTTCATATCACGAGCTCCACCCTGTGCCACGTTGGCGCTAGCGCCAAGCCTACTGCTAACATCTTCTGCCCAAATCGTAGCCGATTCAGTGATGATGTAGTTGTCGGCATTGTATGGAGTACTGATGTCCTGGAACCAACAGTTAACATAATGATGCGTCACAGTCAAATCGCCGTCTCCACCCGATTGATCAATAACTAGAATATCAAACGGCAAACGCTGCGATTTAATGTTCACATATCCGCGCTCGAAAGCCTCTGAGATACGTAGACGATCAAACACGATACGCCGCACCGTTAGAGTGACCTCTGTACGCTGCGTTGGAACGATCTCCAAAGTACCGTCCAACCCCAACTCCACGAGTCGCGTCAACGGACGATTCTGCCGGACCTCCACAGCCTGAAGAGCTCCAACGGTGTCAGAGCCAACCTTCACAACGATCTGTGTTGAAAGACCAGCACTGATGTTGCTTTGAAGTGTCGAACCAGTCTTGGGGTAGTTGCTCATAGTACATCCTCCTACAAGGTAGTCAACCTTGCTGCTTCCCGGCGCGTTTTATCATCATAGACGCTTCAGAACCGTGGGTTTCGAAATACCAAGGGTTTTGGCAATCTGCCGCGAAGACAACCCTTCCCCGTATAGCCTGACAACTTGCTGATCATCCATTTTCAATCTTGCTGGCATGTTTTGCCTTTCTAGAATGCCGGATCGAATTTCCCAGGTCGTCCGTGGAAATCTGTCTCGCGTTCTATCGTGTCATACTCAACCGGTAGCCCGCGCGTACCACCGTTTGCTACATTACCAGTGCCCTGCATCGAAGTAATCCTCGCACATACTAGTTCGGCTGTTTCCGAGATTAGGAAATTGTCCGCCCTATATGGCGTAGAATAACGACGAAACCAGCACTCTTTCAGTATGTGGACTGCTGCTAGCGTATTATCGCCAGCAAAAGTGTCCACAATCTCAACATCAAACGGTATACGTTGAGCTTGTAGGTTCAAGAACCCTCTATTGAATGCTTCCGGTAGCCGCAACTGATCGAATACAATCCTAGTAACGCTGAAAGTGATTTTGGCCGCGCCCTTCGGATGTATCTCAACCACCCCATCGGTTCCAATCTCTTCCCACACATTCATGTCGCGGTTCTGATCTATCCGCAACTCCTGGATGGCACCAACTGGAGTCCCTCTCACTTTAACTGTAATTAGTGTGGAGAGACCAGTTTGCGGGAGTTCGGAAAGCAGGCTGCCTGTGGACGGATATTCTGCCATGTCTCCTCCTTCCACAGATCAGACTAGAACAGTCCCACG